GTGATCGTCTCGCGATCGGATGGAATGCTCGCGGCCAACTTGCGCCGCGTGCGCCCGTTCACGCGCACGACGTGCAATGGCCCGTCGATGGTGATCTGGAAACACTGGCTGGAGCCGTTGCACGCGTTCGCCGACCTCGTGCTGACGCCATGATCACCTCGCGCTGTCTCTACTGTGGCGGGCGGCTGGTGTTCACCTCGCGGCGCGGCTGGGTGCACGAGGTGACGGGCGAGCTGTACGTCACCGTCAACGGGCGCGATCACCATTGCGGCACGCCGACGGAACGCTGGTGGGCTGAATATGCTTGCGATTTCCCGCTGTCGGCGGTAGCCGTGGAACGCGATGGCTCTCACGCAAGAACAGGTCGATCAGCTCAAAGCGATCCTCGCGAAAGGGGTCCAGCAAGTCACGCTCGCGGGTGAGTCGGTCACCTACTACACGCCAGAGCAAATTCTGGAAGCCATCGCTGCCGCCGAGCGCGACCTCGCGGCGTCGGCGGGCACCGCCCAGCGGTATCGGCTCGCGGCCACGTCCAAGGGCATCCCGTGACGCCAGAGCTGACGCACTGGCTCGATCGCATGACGTTTGCGCTCGCGCCGCGCTGGACGATGCGCCGCATTCGCGCCCGCGTGCAGCTCGATCTCTTTCAACGCCACTACGAAGCGGCCACCGTCGGTCGGCGCACGCAAGGCTGGCGGCGCTTCACGGGCGACGCCAACGCCGCCGTGGCGCAGGGCGGCGAGCGGCTGCGCGAACACGCGCGCGATCTGGTGCGAAACAACCCGTATGCGGAATCGGCGGTCGCCACGATCGCCGATCACACGGTGAGCTACGGGATCGTCGGCAAGCCAGAGAAGGGCACGCCAGCCCGCGAAGCCGCGCGCTTCCTGCCCGCGTGGCAAGCGTGGGCCGAGACGACGGCGTGCGATGCCGATGGCCGCTACGATCTCGCCGGACTACAGAAGCTCGTGATGCGAACGGTGCCGGAAGCGGGCGAGGTGCTGGTGCGCCGTCGCTGGCGTCGGCCCGAAGACAACCTGCCGCTGCCGATGCAATTGCAAATCCTCGAGCCCGATTATCTCGATCACTTGAAAGAGGCATCGCTGCCCAACGGCGGCGTGATCGTGCAGGGCGTCGAGTACGACGCGATCGGGCGGCGCGTGGGCTATTGGCTGTTCAGCGAGCATCCCGGTGCGCGCAGTTTCGGGTTGCGCGCCGGAAGCCGCATCGAATCGCGGCGCGTGCCCGCCACCGAAATCCTGCACGTCTTCAAAGGCGCGCGGCCCGGGCAAGCGCGCGGCGCGAGCTGGTTTGCGCCCGTGCTGTTGCGCTTGAAAGACCTGGACGAATACGAAGACGCGGCGTTACTCAAACAAAAAATTGCCGCGTGCTTGGCGGTGCTGACGACCGATGTCGATGGCACGACGCCGCCGATCGGGGCCACCGACGCGACACAGCCGACGTGGGACGTGATCGAGCCGGGCTCGATTATGAACGTCGCGCCAGGTCGCGCGATCACCGTCGTCGATCCGCCGAGCGTCAACGAACATCCGGCGTACACGCAAGCGGTGCTGCAATCGATCGCCACCGGGCTCGGGCTGACGTACGAGGATTTGACGGGCAACTATCAAGCGCTGCCGTTCAGCGCGGCGCGCATGAGCCGTCTGCGGCATTGGGCGCGCATTGAGGATTACCGCTGGCGGATGTTGGTGCCGCAGTTCCTCGATCCCGTGTGGTCGTGGGCGGTCGAGGCGGCGGGTGTTGGGCTTGGCGTGCGCGGGCCGATCATGGCGCACTGGACGGCACCGCCCGCCGCGATGATCGAACCGGACAAGGAAGGCTTGGCGTACGCCCGAAACATCCGCGCCGGGCTGATGACGTTGAGCGAGGCGATCCGCGAGCGCGGCTATGATCCCGAAGCGATGCTGGCCGAGTACGCCGACGACAACGCGCGCCTCGACACGCTCGGCATCATCCTCGACAGCGACGCGCGGATGACGACGCAACAGGGCGGGCCGCGCACCAGCTCGACGCCGGGCAGCGACACGCCGGGCGAGCCGACGCCGATCGCGGCGACCGCGCCCAGCGGCAACGGCAGCAACGGCACCAACTACGGCGCGGTGCCCGTCGTGCCCGTGGAGGTCGCCTTCCGCATTCTGGAGCGCGCGCTCGCGCGCCCGCCCGCCGAGGCACCCGCCGGCGCGCCGCCCGTGGCACCCGTGACGAACCTGAACATCGAGGCGGGCGCGTTTGCGACGACCGTTGCCGCCCCGCCCGCGCCCACCGTGAATGTCGATGCACCCGTCACCATCGCAGCGGGCGCGCTCCAGGTCGAGATCGCGCCGCCGCCGCCCGCCGAGATTCACGTTGCCGCGCCCACGGTGAACGTCGAGCCCGGCGTCGTGAACATCGCCGAGGGCGCGGTGCACGTCGAGGTCGCGGCGCCGCCGCCCGCCGAGGTCCGCGTCGAGGCACCGATCACCGTCGAGCCCGCGCCCGTGAACATCGCCGAGGGCGCGGTGCGCGTGGACATCAGCGCGCCGATCAGCGTCGAGCCGCAAGTCACGCTGTCGCCCGTGCCGGAACCGAAGATCACGATCATCCGCCCGCGCAGCGCGCCCGCCAGCGACACGACCGATCCGCCCGATCCCGTGGCGTGAGCCCTAGCAACTTCCGGCAAGCCAGCGCGTCGGTCAACGCCGCTGCCAATGCGGTCACCGCGTTGCTCGACGGCGGGCGCGTGCAGCTCTTCGATGGGATGCAACCCACGTCGCCCGATCTGCCGCCGTCGGCGCGCACGCAAATGCTCGCCGAGCTGGAGCTGGGCCGCCCCGCGTTTTATGCCGCCGATCAAGGCGAAGCGCTCGCGTTCCCGATCGAGACGGCGCGCGCGCGCGCGACGGGCAGCGCAACGTGGTTCCGCGCGATCCGCGCCGACGGGCGCGCGGTGTTCGACGGCAGCGTCGGCCTCGAGGGCTCGGATGCCGATCTCGTGCTGGGCAATACCTGGATTCCGCTCGGCAGCGAGGTCGCCATCGCGCAGTTCGTGTACGTGCAACCCCGATCGGCAATGGAGGGCATCCGGTGAGCAAAGGCGACGTGTACGAAACCGATTTGCTGAAATTGATCTTCAACGCGACGCCGATTCCGAATCTGGCCGACAACACCGCGACCGCCGCCGCGACGACGCTCACGATCGCGTTGCACACGGCGGACCCCGGTGAGGCGGGCACGCAAGCGACGAGCGAGACGACGTATACCGGGTACGTGCGCCAGACGCGCGCGCGCTCGGCGGCGGGCTGGACCGTGGCGAACGGCGTGGCGTCGCCCGTCGCCGACATCGATTTTCCCGAATGCACGGCGGTGCCAGGTGGCCCGATCACGCATTTTTCCATCGGCACGGGCGTCAGTAGCAAGTTGCTGTATAGCGGCCCGATGAATCCGAACGTGACGATGGCGGTCGGCGTGATTCCGCGCATCAAAGCGACCTCGACCGTCAGCGAAGACTGACGGGGGCGATGCCCGAAACCTTCACGACGAAACAGCTCGCGGGCGCGGCGGGCGTGACGACCACGCAAACGACCGTGTACACCGTGCCCGCCAGCACGAAGACGGTGATCACGTCGATCGTCGTGTGCAATACCAGCACGACGCAAACCGTCGCGCTGAGTATCAACGCGGGCGTGATCTTTCTGTTGCTCACGCGCCCGATCGCGCCGCTCGAAACCCTGGTGCTGCACTTCAACGCGGCGCTCGCGGCGGGCACCAACGTCCAGCTCGCGGCGGATATCACCGGGCTCCTCCACGTCATTCTGAGCGGCGTCGAGATTACGTGAGCCGTGAGCATCCTCTCGTCGCTCGATGCGTTCATCCCGCGCGGATCGAGCCGCGTCATCGCGCCGGGCTTCACGCCGGGCGGGCGGCTGTCGCTCACGAGCGCGCCGATTCCGACGAGCGATGTCTCCTCGTCGTCGATTTATTACGTTCCGTACCTGCACGACACGATCCAGCTCTGGGATAGTCGGCTCGCGCAATGGGTCACGGCGCGCTTCATCGCGCCGACGATCATTCTCGGCGCGGGGCAAGTCGCGGGAACGTGTTACGACGTGTTCGCCTACCTCAGCAATGCCAATGTCTTGCTGGAGCTTGGACCCGTCTGGACGAATCCCACGACGCGCGCGACCGACGTGCAATACACCGACGGGCGGCTCACCAAGGTCGGCGACAAAACGCGCTTGCTCGTCGGCAGTCTGTACATGTTCGCGACGGCGAGCGCCGTGGATAGCATCGCATCGCGCTACGTGGCGAACGCGTACAACCGCGTGCCGCGCCCGTTGCTCGTACAGGAAGCAACGGATTCGTGGACGTATGTCGGCGCGATTCGTCAAGCCAATGGCAGCGTGCTGAATCAGGTGGGCCTGATGATTTGCACACCGGGCGAAGCGATCGAAGCCGAGGTGCTGGCGCTCGTGAGCGAGGATGGCTCGGTGGTCACGCGCACGTTGTCGGCGGGCATCGGCGTCGATTCGACGACCGTCAATAGCGCGCTCCTCAAAGGTGGGATGCCAGCGGGCACAGCGGGCCAGATGCTTCAGCTTCAAGCAAGCTGGGCCGGATATCTGAGCGTTGGTCGGCACTTTCTCGCGTGGGTCGAACGCGCGTCCGGTGCGGGCGTGGTGACGTGGTACGGCGACAACGGGATTCCCGGGCAATTCCAGTCAGGGCTGCGCGGCACCGTGTGGGCGTGAGATGAGTCAGCCCTATTGGCTGTGGCAGTGGTCGAGCGGCGAGCTGTACGCGACGCCCAATAATCTCCTCGCCGATTTCGACATCTGGGCGCTCGCGGCGTCGGTCGTCGTCGAGTCGGTCGGCACCGCGACGGGCAGCTCGACGGCGCAAGCGGCGACGGCGCGCATCCTGCCGTCACGCGGCGACGCGCCAGGTGCGTGCGTGCCACTCGCACAAGCGGCGACGATCGCGGCGCGGCTC